GTGCCCGCTGTCTATTATGAAGTCTGCTTGGCAAGAGGATTTGTTTAAGTTTGCCATGCACCGCAGCTGTTCAGTTGCACATGGCCCAGCTACTACAAGAGAAAAAATAATCAACGCAGGCTCTGAGTTTGTTGTAATTAATTTTGATGGTGTAGGTGTAGTAAAGGAGACGATTTTACAAGCAGGCTTCGACTTGATCGTGGTGGATGAGGCTAACGCTTATAAGAATTCGCAGACTAATCGTTGGAAGATAATGCGAGACCTGTGTAAGAAGATAGACAGGTTGTGGATGTTAACTGGCACACCGGCAGCACAGTCCCCACTAGATGCCTATGGTCTGGCTAAATTGGTAAGTCCTCATCGGGTGCCTAAGTACTACACGCCTTACAGAGACACAGTCATGTATAAAGTATCTCAACATATATGGCGTCCCAAGCCTAACGCAGACAAAGTTGTGCACCACGTACTACAACCTGCTATACGGTTCGAGAGGGATCAATGCTTAGACTTACCTGATGTAATAGCAGTAGATAGAGACGCGCCGCTCACCGCACAACAAGAGAAATACTACAAACTCCTTAAGAAACAAATGACTATGCAGGCAGCGGGAGAACAAATAACTTCTGTCAACGCGGCTACTAACTTGAACAAGCTGTTGCAAATATCAGGGGGTGCAGTCTACTCGGACGATAGGGAGGTTGTGCAGTTTGATGTGAAGAATAGACTTAATGTAGTACTTGAGGTTATCAACGAAGCCCCGCATAAAGTATTAGTTTTTGTTCCCTTTACGCACACTATAGAACTCCTAAAAGAATTCTTGGACAAAAGTAAAATACCGGCAGAAATTATATCTGGCAGTGTAACGCTTAACAACAGGAGTCGAATATTTAAAGACTTTCAAACAAAACCTGACCCTCAAGTGCTTATCATACAACCACAAGCTGCATCGCACGGGCTAACCCTTACGGCAGCGGACACGATAATATGGTATGCCCCCGTAACGAGCGTAGAGACTTACTTGCAGGCGAACGCCCGTATAAACAGACCCGGACAGAAACACAGCATGACTATTGTGCACATACAAGGCAGCGAGGTTGAAGCTAAGATATACGACATGCTTAAAAATAAAGTACTTAACCACACTAAAATTGTCGAGCTGTATAGAAAAGAAGTTGAATAGCTGTTGACATTGTCTATGCAAGTGGTATCCTCCTTATCCCTTTAGAAAAAAGTAAGGAGATGACATGGAAAACATGACCGCAGACAAGATGGCCTTAGACTACATTACGCTAAGGAACATCATTAAAGACAAAGAAGAAGAGATTAAAAAACTAAAAAAGATACAAGCCACCATCTCAGAAAAGATGCTTGAGCTGTGCGCAGACCAAAACGTAGACAGCTTAAAGACCCCGCAAGGAACCATTAGCCGTAGGGTGCAATCTAACTTTTGGACTAGTGACTGGGAATCTCTGTACACCTTTGTAGAAGAACACAGTGCTATGCACTTGCTTGAAAAGCGAATCCACAACGGTAACATGAAGGAGTTCTTAGCTGAGAACCCTGACCTCTGCCCTCAAGGGTTGCAAGCAAACAGTACGTACACTATCTCAGTAAGAAAGCCCACTAACAAATGAATAAGCTACGAACACGAGATGGTTATTTTCTAGCACCAGACACGCTCCAACCTAAGAACTCACTTAAAGTAGTTGTGGCTAGTGAAGGAACGTTGTCTCGGAATTTTTATACTTATCAAGGGGAGTTGAAGTGTTGGTCTTCTGATTCTAACACTCCTGATGATAGCGTACCGCTTGCTGCTAGACAGTCTTCCAGATGTATTGACTGTGTTCAGAATATTAAAGGCGGGGCTAGTAACAATAGTAAACCATGCAAGTTTTTTACCACTGTTACTTTAGTGGAAGAAGAATCCAAAATAGTGTGCAGCCTACGTATTGGTGGGGCTAGCTTGTTTGCCAAAGCATTGAACAAGATGACTTTATATCAATACAGAGATTACTTAAAAAGTAACGAGGAAAAGCTAAACACTGTTTTAACTGAGGTATATTTTTTTAAAGCTAACGGCTTTTATAGAATATATTTCAAACCCGCTCGACCGTTGGCAACGGAAGAGATGGAAGCTGTAGAAGGACTCATCAAACGCGATGAGGAAAATAGTAATCTTTTTAACAACATTGGAAATAACAACATGAGCAATAACAGTTACATTCTCAAGAACGTAAAAGCACGATACCCTCGTATTGACCAACCCTACAAGTTCGACAGCAAAGCAGGAGCTAAAGGTAAGAGTGTACCTTGCGATGCTATAGAAGATGGCGCTTGTTACGAGCTAGGTTTTGTGATGTCTAAAGACCAAGCTAAAGATTTATACAACGCTATGAACGCGGCGTATAAAGAAGCCAAAGACAGCAGCTGGCCTGACAAGCTAGAGCTTCCATTTACACAGCTAGATGGGGAGCTTGTAGGCAAGACCAAACTAAAAGCTAGCTACAACAAGAAGCCTACGGGCCGACCTGCTTTATTTGATTCTCAGAATGCGAGTCTACCTGAAGATTTTATGCTAACCACAGGCAGTACTATTAGCGTAGCTATGGAGCTTATTCCTTATAGCATGGCTACTAGTGGCGTGTCGTTACGGTTGCGTGGGGTACAAGTAATAGATTACATCCCTTACAAACCTGCTTCACCTTTTGATGTCGAGAGCGGCTTTTCCTCTGTAGATGCGCCTGCTGCTGAGTCAGCTGAAGATATGTTTGGTGGTTTGGCTGATGCGGAAGACGAGGTAGAGGCAGTGGCAGAACCAGAGCCAGTAAAACGACAGAAGAAAAAAGACGACCCCAAGCCTGATGAAGAAGACTTGTCGTCAATAAGAGATGATTGGGGAGGTAAATAAACCCAATGAGCTACGGACATAGCCTCAAACTTATAGAGTTAAATAAGGCTTCCGACAAAGAGCTTCTAGGCGTTTACCTCGGCGCGGTGTGCATCAAGAACGATGTGCCCGTTGCCGAGGTGGCACAGAAACTTAAGGTCAGTCGTCAAGCTGTCTATAATTGGTTTACGGGAGTTTCCAACCCTAATGTTCAAACGGCTATTAAGATAGAAAAATTAATAGACAAGTTGGAGCAATAGCCTAATGGAAAACGTAGACCTCATAGACCTAGTGCGCCCTGCGGGAGGGTGGTACGGTTTTCTTGCGGTCAAAGATAAAACTACAACGCGTCAGTGCATGGTGGAAACCAGAGCAGAGTTAGACGCAGAGATAGAAAAATATGTAGCAGATAAATGGTGTGTATTTTTTACTTTGGCAAAGTTTGGAACCGGCGAGAACCGCACTCAGGAAAATGTAGAGTCTTTAAAGTCTTACTGGCTAGACATAGATTGCGGACCTAACAAGTCTATAGCGGACGAAAAAACAGGTAGGCCAAATGGGTACGAAACGCAGAAGGACGGATTAGAAGCCCTTCGTATTTTCTGCACCACTGTAGGCTTACCTAAGCCAATGCTAGTTAACTCAGGCAACGGACTACACGCATACTGGCCGTTGATTGAAGACGTGCCCAGAGACGAGTGGGTTCCTGTGGTTAAGAAGCTTAGGCAACTCTGTATAGATAACAACTTCTATATAGACACTAAAGTGTTTGAGTGCGCTAGAGTGTTACGCCCTCTTAATTCGTTTAACTTCAAGGGTGTTACTGGTGAAGATGAAGGAAAGCCAGTTACATTGCTAAGTGTTGTAGACCCTATTCCGTTTGGAACGATCCGTAGTTTAGTGGGTGTGTCGCAAGGGGAAACAACTGCCCCCAAGCATGAGATGTCTGTTCTTAGCAAAACGTTCATGCAAAACAACGACTCCCTGTTTTCTAAGATCATGCAGCGTAGTGCAAAGGGAGAAGGGTGCGCCCAACTTAGCGACTGCTATAACAGTAGGGCTACTCTTGCAGAACCTCGTTGGTTTGATGCGTTGTCAGTAGCTAAGTTTTGTTCTGACAGAGATACAGCAATACATAAACTGTCTGAGGGACACCCAGACTACGAACACAATTTAGTAGAGAAGAAAGTAGAAGGCATAAAAGGCCCGCATACTTGCGCAGAATTTAGCATAAATAATCCCGGTGGGTGCGAAGGCTGCGCACATAGGGACAAGGTTAAAAGTCCTATATCTCTGGGTCGTGTCATTGCTAGAGCCAAAAGCCCTACAGTCACTGTGGAACTGGAAGGTGAGTTGGTAGAAGAGCACGAAATACCCACGCTACCCGAAGGATACTTTAGGGGTGCTAATGGAGGTATCTACAAAGAAGGCGAGGATGGTGACGACGAAGACGAAGCTTCTAAACCTAAACTTGTGTACGAAAACTTTCTATACATAGTTAAGCTAATGGAAGACCCGACAGCAGGATACGTTGCGGTTCTTAAACATCACTTGCCCAAGGATGGCGTAAAACAATTTGTTATCTCCAATGTAAAGATTACTGACCAAGGTGAGCTACGTAAGGAACTAGCTAAGTACGGAGTCATAGCAAACCAAACACGCCACAAATACATAACTGAATATTTGCTCGCTTTTATCAAAGAGCTTCAGCATGCAGACAAGGCACAAATTATGAGACAGCAATTTGGATGGGCTGATAACGACAGCAAGTTTATTGTGGGGGACAGAGAGATTGCAGCTACTGGTATTTACCATAGCCCCCCTGCCAGTTCTATAGCTAATATGGTTGACTACTTTCAGCCCAAGGGTTCTTTAGAAAACTGGAAAAAAGCTTTTGCTTTGTACGGCAGGAAAGGGCTAGAGATACAAGCGTTTGGTGCATTGTCTGGCTTTGGTGCGCCGCTACTCAAGTTTACTGGGCAAAAAGGTGCGGTTATAAACTTCATTCACCCAGATTCTGGTACTGGTAAAACAACAATTTTACGCATGGCTAACAGTGTGTTCGGTGATCCTGAAATGCTGCTTGGTACACCAGAGGATACGGACGTAGGTAAAATACTTAAGGTAGGTTTCTTGAACAACATAGTTAACACTATGGACGAGATAACCAACATGCCCCCTATAGAGGCGTCCCGAACGTTGTATGCCTACTCACAAGGTAGGGGCAAAGACAAGGCTAAGGCAAACGCAAACGAACTACGGGAGAACACGGTAACTTGGCGCACGCTATCTATTGCTAGTTCTAACGCATCGTTTTACGAGAAGTTAGCAGTGCTTAAAAGCCACGCCGACGGCGAGATGATGCGCCTACTAGAGTTTAAGGTTCCTCCATTAGAAACTCCCGTCATATCTACGCAAGAGGGTAAGGATTTGTTAGACCATACTTTGAATAGCAATTACGGGGTCGCTGGGGATATTTACATACAGTATGTAATAGCCAACTTAGAAG